GACAAAAATAAAAGAGGCTCCTTTTGCATAGAAAAATAATACATGGTCCACCTGGTACAGGTAAAACTTTTACTCTGATAAAGTATCTTGATAAAGAATTAAAAGAAAACAAAATAGATCCACAAAAAATTGTATACATATCATTTAGTAACGCTGCAGCGAGGGAAGCGCGAAGACGTATAACAGATGACTTGTATCACATAGGCACGATGCACTCTTTAGGTTCAAATGCATTAGAGATAGATACAAACACACAATTACTAAAAGGAAGTAGATGGAATAGTTTTAAAAACTTTTCACAGATATGTAGAGACATGTCTTTTGAATCTTATGTAAATGAAGCTGGTTATGTAGAATACATGAATCCAAACATGAAAGTCATTCAATATGCAAGATCTAGAAAATTAGACTTGCAGCAAGCAGCTATTGATCTTGATATAATACATCTAGTTGATCTTGGTTTTGTAGAACAACTAAACGAAGACTTAAAAAATTTTAAAAACGGAACAGGTATGGTTGAGTATTCCGATATGATTTCTAAGTTTGTCGATAAAAGGAAATGTCCACCTATCGACATTGTGTTTCTTGATGAAGCACAAGATCTAAGTCCTCTGCAATGGGATATGTTTTTTTATCTCGAGAGCGTGTCCATTCGCTCTTATATTGCAGGGGATGATGATCAAACTATCTACACTTTTCAAGGTGCAGATCCTTCTATATTTATAAACTTAAAAGGTAATGAAGATCCACAGATACAGTCTCGTAGAGTTCCTAAACAAATACACAAGTTAGCTGAATCTATATTTCCATACATGTCACAAAGATTAGATAAGAAATGGCAGCCAAGAGAAGCTGAAGGAAACATACAAGAAGATGTGACACTAGAAGAATTAGATTTAAACTCTGGCAACTGGATGATTTTAGCTAGAACAAATAAAATGTTAGAACCAATAAAAGATTATTTGTATGACATGAACTTAAGGTTTGATGCAAAGACTCATTCTCTATTACCTGGAGACATGTTAAATGCGTACAGAGTCTGGCAACGTTTGCATCAAGGTGCAGTGGTAAATAAAAAAGATGTGGAGGATTTGTGGCAATATCTAACGGTAAAACAAGGACATCTCGAGAGAGGTTACGCAGGAGGCAAGACACTTAGAAATATAACCAGTGTTGATTTGGATCAGCTAAGATCTGATCACGGGTTGCGAGCGTCGGGGAGCTGGGAAACACTTAATTTTCCTGATGCAAGTAAAGACTACATTAGAACGATTCTAAAGAACGGTGACGATCTAATGAAACCAGCAAGAATAAAAGTATCTACAATACATGGTGTAAAAGGAGAAGAAGCAGACAATGTTGTTTTGTATACAGATATAGAAAAAATCATATACGATGCAGCACTGAAAGATCCTGATCCTGAGCATAGATTGTTTTTTGTAGGTATAACAAGAGCAAAAGAAAATCTGTATCTCCCACAAGCAACGGGAGACTATCAATATAACATAGGAGGACCAATAGTATGACAGATATTAATATGTTTGATGAAATGAAAGACAAACCACAAAACATTCAAATAGGAGGATCTCATTACATGTATTTTGACATTCAGCCGTACGAGTTTATTTCAAAAAATAATCTCTCGTTCTTTCAAGGCTGTGTTGTGAAGTACGTTTGTAGATATATGCATAAGAACGGAATAGAAGATCTTGATAAGATCATTCACTATTGCGAATTAGAGAAAAAGAAGTTAAAAGATAAAAAGAAAAAAAAGAAATAATGTTTACAGCACAAACAGAATGGGACTGTCCAGAAAATTTTCCAGATTTATCTGATGCAAAATATATTGCAATCGACTTAGAAACAAAAGATCCAGATCTTAAATCAAAAGGATCTGGTGCTATACAAGGCCATGGAGAGATAGTTGGTATTGCCGTAGCTGTAGATGGTTGGTCTGGTTATTATCCTATTGCACATGAAGGTGGTGGTAATCTTGATAGAAGAGTTGTTTTAGAATGGTTTAAAAAAGTTTGTGCAACAGATGCTGTAAAAATATTTCACAATGCAATGTATGATGTGTGTTGGATTAGGGCATATGGCATACTCATCAACGGACATATTATTGATACTATGGTTATGGCATCACTGATTGATGAGAATAGATTATGGTACACGCTAAATAGTATTTCATTTGATTATCTTGGTGAGGTAAAAGATGAGAAAGCTTTGAAGGAAGCTGCAGAGTCTTGGGGTGTAGATCCTAAAAAAGAATTATATAAATTACCTGCAATGTACGTAGGAAGTTATGCAGAAAAAGATGCTGAACTTACATTAGAATTATTTAAAGTATTATCTAGAGAGATAAACAAACAACGTCTTACAAATATATTTGATTTAGAAACACAACTGTTTCCATGTTTAATTGATATGAAATTTAAAGGGGTGTGTGTCGATGTCGAACAAGCTCATAAATTGAAACAACAATTATGTAAACAAGAAGAGCAACTAATGTACCAAGTAAAAGCAGAAACAGGTATAGATGTGCAAATATGGGCAGCAAGATCGATTGCCAAAGTTTTCGACAAACTTTCCTTATCTTACCATAGAACTGAGAAAACAAGCTCACCTTCATTTACAAAAAACTTCCTTTCCACACATAATCATCCAATGGTTAAGAACATAGCAAAAGCAAGAGAGATTAACAAGGCGCATACTACGTTCATAGATACTATATTAAAACATCAATATAGAGGCAGAATACATGCAGATATAAATCCAATTAGATCTGATCAAGGTGGTACAGTTACAGGAAGATTCAGTTATTCAAATCCAAACTTACAACAGATACCTGCAAGAAATAAAGATTTAGGACCAATGATTCGTTCTTTATTTATACCTGAAAAAGATCACAAGTGGGGTTGTTTTGATTACTCACAACAAGAGCCAAGATTAGTTGTACACTACGCAGCAACAACTGAACCAATTTGTTTTGATGAGTCTGTTGCAAGTATTGTAGAAAAATTTAAGGACAATAGTGTTGACTTTCATCAGACAGTAGCTGACATGGCAAATATATCTAGAACACAAGCGAAGACAATTAACCTTGGTTTATTTTATGGAATGGGTAAAGCAAAACTACAAGCTGAACTTGGACTAAATACAAAACAAGAAGCAGAAGATTTATTTAATCAATACCACCAGAACGTACCTTTTGTTAGAGATCTTATGAACTATACATCAAAGACAGCTCAGTCATCTGGATCTATTGGGACATTGTTAGGTCGTAGATGTAGATTTACAAAATGGGAACCAAATCAATTTGGTATGCATAAACCTATGGAGTTTGAAGAAGCAGAAAGAACTTATGGTAGAGGTAGAATCAGAAGAGCATTTACATACAAAGCTTTGAATAAACTTATACAAGGATCTGCAGCTGATATGACAAAAAAGTCTATGGTGGATTTATATAATGAAGGCATTGTACCGCACATACAAATACATGATGAGTTAGACATCTCGGTTGAATCTGATGAACAAGCAAAAAAAATAATTGATATTATGGAGAATGCTGTTAGTTTGGAAGTTCCCAATAAAGTTGATTATGAATCAGGTAAAACTTGGGGTGATATTTATGATTAATTATGGCTTACTTAAACGCAAACATTCCTGTAACATATGCTCAAATAAGGAGAGAATATTTATATGACCTTAAAAAACATCATGGAGAAGTTGAAGATTGTATTATTTTTGGCATCTCCTCTATTACAGGTAAGTCGGTTCTTTTCCATGCAATTATGGAAAACGGTGCTATCTTCTATCGTCTCCCGATTACAGCGTTTATACAACGCGGCTTCAAACCGGAAGATGTTCCTAGACGTAGACTTGATGAGTTACAGTTATGGAATTGTTTTAGTTATTATCCTGCTATTACTTCTTGGGATATCCTAGACGGACAAGCTGGTAAATACATAGGAAAAGACAAAAAATGGCACCACGGACAGTATTTATTCACTGTTGACTTTGCTCACCCTGAAAGTAATATACTTGATACGGATCATTCAGAGATACCGCACGAGCATAAGTGTGCTCACATCATAGCTCTTGACGACGGGAACTATGCAGCACAACCTAATAATAGATGTATTTGGGACATACCTTCGTTTACAGTGAAGAATAACATCCCAGATTGGAAAGTGCAGACATCTGAATGGAACGTTGAAAACACAAGTAAATGGAAGACCGAAGATACGGATAACTTCTTTTACGAAATTGAGGAGAAGAAACATGATTGATAAATGTAAAAATGTTTGTTGCAAAGCTTGGGAAAAAGTAAAAGGCTTATGGAACAAGTGGGTCAATTGGATCTTTAAAGGTTTCTATAAGTAATTTATGGCGTTAAAAATCGGAGAAGAACAAGCTGTACAGATGCCGATGAAGACGGTTGTCAGTTTGATCGTAATTGTAGCCTTGGGCACCATGGGCTATTTCCAAATTGTAGAGCGCCTAAACATAGCGGACACTAAAATTAAGATCATGGAAAAAGATCTTGAAGAAAA